AATTCAATTCCTTCGATTTCCGCTCTAATCTTAAGAGTGCGAATATAATTTCCTAAATGCTTCTTTTGCTCCTTGAGTAACTCAAGCGAACATCTAGGAATGAATGTCAAAGTACGCGCTTCGTACTTAACGGTCATATCATCTAATTTGTCATATCTGATTTTGGCTTGATAGTATTCCGCTTTAAATCTATCCTTATAATCAGAACTATTCATAAGTTCTACAGTGTCTTGTAATTCCATTGTTTAATCCTCCACCTTAATACATCTGTTTTCTAATTTATGATAGGCATCAAAGTATAATTCTTTTTTGTCTCCATTATAAGTCACTTCAAAATACATACCGTCTGGCAGAGTAGTTGACAAAAGAGCCTTGTTATTCTGAAGTGTCTTGCATACCCACACAACATATACATCATAACCCTGTGGATTTTCTAGATGTTCTTCTGTATATCTTCTTACTTCTTCAGTTGCAATCTTTAGAAATTCGTCATTACCCATTGTTATTCTCCTTGTTGATAGCGTTTTCTGCTACTTCTAAGCCTTTAGTTAAAACAGATGGTACATTGTCTCCGGCTTCTACAAAATTCTCGATGATACTTCTAAGTTCATTAACGATTAAAGACGCTAGAGTGAACCATCCAACATAAGTTGTGATAGTCAAATCAACATTGATTGTCTGACCGATTTCGATAAAAATCGCAGATGCAAGGAATGCAACAAGTACCATTAACCAGTACCCTAACTTTTTCCATACACCCTTAACTCCCTTGGCAGAATTCTCTTTTCCTGTTAATCGAGATTTTCTAATTCCTGTGATGTAATCAATAACGTTAAGTGTGAGGAAACCAACGAATAAGAGCCAATGAGTGCCAAATACTGCACTCAGTACAGCCACAATAGTTCCTCCTAATGCATTGATTGCATCCATGTATTTCAATGATGTGTCATAAAATTTCATATTTTCTTCTCCTTTTAAGCATATGAGTAAATAAATGTGCCACATATATAAGCGGTCGAAACTGTTCCATGCATTGCTGTTAAAGTCCAATGATTCGCGGTTATATCGTTAGTTTTCGGATAGAATCTTAAAGTCAAGTCGGAACTCTGTGTCTGTACAGGAATGAACACATTTTTTTTGGGCGTCTTGTCAGTAGGAAACCCATTCCACATGTACCCCATTGTATTATTCACAATTGTAGCAGTTACTGACCCATCCCAATTTAATTCGCAGAGTCTAAGGGCATCGTTAAATCTGTATTTCAGAGTAATACCACATCCGTTAGTACCGCATGACACCCAATCGGACCATCCAATCCATAAGTGCTGTATCTTCTCATCCTTCTTCACAAGCACCCACGTATCTACTTGATTCTGCGTGTCAAAATCAAACACATAACCATTGAATGACTGTGCTTCAATAGGCATATCTACCTTTAATTTTCCAGTCTCTGCCTTGCATCCAACACCGATTCCTCTACCATCAGCAGAGAAATCAAGTAACTTGAATGATGGCACGATAGCCGAATACGCTGAAACGCCGTCTGTTGTGAAATAGTCCTTTACAAGCACTCTGAACGAGTAGGCATTATCCGTATTGAACTTGCCAGCAGATGATATATATACCTTTTTCTCGCCACTGTATGAATCTGTATAAGTTGCAAGAGTAGTCCACGTTTCACCGTTCTTGTACTGAATCATGACAGTCTTATCGTTTTTATTTGCAACAGGTGCAATTGAAAATGAATAAGTAATCTTAACCGCTGTGCCATCATCGTCTGCTTTGTTAGTTGATACATTCCAACGTTGAGCACTCACATTCTTCACTGTTGGAGAGTACCATTCTGTAACGCTAATATTCTTAGAGAGTGTAGCCTTTTGTCCTCTTGAATCTGTAACTGTCGTTCTAAGGACTACTGTACCAGAAGATTTAAACGGTTGAGTAATGAACCAAGTGTTAGGGCCTTGAGCAATCTGTCCGTCAATTTCATTGTAATAGTAAGTGATTTTTGCACCGTTCTTCGTTGAAGTAGATACATTGAATTTAACTTTCGAAATGCCTTGAATAATTGTTGATGCACCGAATCTGTTTGCGATAGTAGTATCATCATTTGCGTATGTGATGCCTGTGATAGTCGGTTCATATCCCGATGGCATCAATAAATCTAATCGGCAGTAGTTAGTGCCGATGTACTTACCTGCACGATTATACGTATCAACCTTGAAAGTCAGATAAGACTGAGATGCATTAGTCATCTTATCAATGAGTGATATAGGAACTTTCCACTTGAATTCATCATTCCACTGATTATCAGCAATCTGTACATTAGTGTCATAATAGCTGTACGAGATTACATGTCCAAAATCAGTGGACGCTCTAGGTGTCTTGATTGTGACACTGTTTCCAAAATATACGGATGCTGGGGAACAGTAAGGCTTGGTCGCTCTCGGAATAACATCACAGTCGATACCTCCTGAAGCCGATACACTACCTACATAGTGGCCCGAAAGAGTGACTTTCAATTCCTGTGAGAATGAGAAATCAAAATGTTTTCCCCCATTGCTGTCATGAGGAATCTTAATATTCGTAACTGTCGCAAGAGTCTTTGTTCCACTTCCTCCAATAGTCACACCACCCGACCATAATAGGACACCATTTGCCCACATGGAACCGTATTTAGTAGCGCTTGAGTTGATATTGTACTTATAATACTTAGTTAACGTAGCAGTCCACAAATCATAGTTTCCATCGACATTGACACCTGTACGTGTCATTGTCATTGTGACATTACCGTTACCACCACCGAATGAAGCACTGCATGATGCACTTGTTGCCATCAGTCACCACCTACTTTCTTAAATGTTAATGATCCATCGCTATTAACAATGAATCCGAAGTTTCCAATCCTTAAAGAACTAGAAACCTCGATGTTAGAGTTATACATTCTGTTGTTAGCAAAATATGCTACTTCGTCATTGTTCTGAAGAATAGAGTACTTGCTGTTTGTCTGTTTTGTCTTGAATTCAGATTCCTGTTTACCTATCTCTATGCCGTCTGCATTGAATCTGATATAAGTGTTCAACTGAATCTGATTGTTTGATACTGTATCAGAAAGAGAACTAAAGTCTTCTTTCTTGACAAAATCCATCTGAATAGTATCTGTAGTCTGCTTTAGTGTAGATACAGTAGAAGAAAGATTCGCTCCATCAACCGCACTGTAATAGTTTTCTGATACAGTCTGTAAGATAGATGTCTTAGTCTGCTCTATGGACGAAGAAGCATCCTTGGTTGCTTGTTGCAGTTGACTATTCAAATTGTTAATTCTGTTATCATAGTCATCAATGATTGACTTTAAGTCATTTGCAAGGGTAGGCGTTGTAGTTGTATAAGTTCCATCATCCCATAATATCTTTGACCTAACCCAATAATAATGATTATCGATATAGTCATCCGGAACACTTTTCCATCCGTCACTGTTTTCATCAGGCATTTGTGTTGAAGAGTCAGACAAGTAATATTCTGGAGTGATTGAACGGATGCCCTGTCCGTCTTCACCATCGTTTACTTGCACAAGTGTTGTGCTTGCAGATGCCTTAATCATATAATTAACCTTCTAACTGTGCGCTGAACGTTGCTTTGTTAGTAACATCTCCTGCGCTGATTGTATATGTAGACCCCGTTGCCACCGAAGCAGTTCCTCCATCCTTGTACCATTTGATAGTTCCTAAACTAGATAAAGCAGCACCAGTCACTTCCACTCCGCCTTTGTAAACATGAGCAGTTAAAGTTGTGGCAATAGCGGTATTCTTAAAGATTGTTCCACCACTCGAAGTAATTGCCATTGTGATAGCATCCTTACCGTTAGTTCCGTTGATTCCGTTTGTGCCTTTGTAGGATACAGAATATGATTCGGTAGACTTGCCGTCAGAGTAGTTTACAACGGTCTTAGTCCATAGATACTGGCCATTTGCCACGTTAGGAACTGTTGGGCTCCATGTCCCTGTTGGGGGAGTAGTGCCACTTGTGCCTGCTTGATATGTAACAGATGTTGATTTTACAGTAACGCTTGTACCGTTTGTACCATTTGAACCGTTTGTGCCCTTGTAAGAGACTGAATAGGCTTCTGTTGATTTACCATCAGAATACTTGACTACTGTCTTAGTCCAAAGGAACTGACCATTCGGTACATTTGGAACAGTAGCGCTCCATTCTCCTGTCGGCTTAGTAGTTCCACTTGCCCCAACCTGATAAGTAACAGAAGTCGAACTTACAGTAACACTTGTACCATTCTGCCCGGTTGCGCCTTTAAAAGCAATTGAGTAACTGAATGTCTTATTGATTGTGATATCACCTTTCACAACAATAGGAATAGTGATAGTGCCGCTCTTAGTTAATGCAGATGTTGCAGTAATAGTGATTGTCGGTTGTAATGATTTGCCGTCCGATACCGCTGAAATGCCAGTCGGACACGTAATATTTCCTACAGTGCACGAAACCTGTTCGCTCCCACACAATGCCATCACCTGTGTAGTTGTTGTCTGTGTGCCGCTCACTGAATTAGTAGTACCTAAGAATGTATAGTTATCATTCGTCAATACCACCGAATAACCATCAGTTAAGTCGATAACGTCAACTTGGCTGACTGCCTTAATTCCCATATTTTCCCTCCTATACATTTAACTCGCAGTTGAATACTGCCTTGAATTTAATGTCCTTTGCTGAAATAGTAAACATGAATCCGTTATCATTGAGTCTTGTATCATCTAGCGGAATCTTGCTGAATTCTGTCTCTCCATGCCTTTTAATGAGCCACTGCAGATATGCATTATCTCCAAATGTTTCTCTCAATTTTGAAGAGTTATCAATCACAACTCCACCCACATAGATATTTACTGTGAATATAGTTGCCACATCACTGTTCTTGAATGTCGTGCCATTTGATGATTCTATACACAATAATATAGAATCCTCGCCCTTCGCTCCTGTAATACATACCGGAGTACTGTATGTGACAGTATTGTTGATCGTCGTAGCTGTTCTCTGCCATATATAGAATCCAGGACGCCAAGTCGGTGCAGTCTCTGACCAACCTGTTTTGGGAGGCGTAACGCCATCGGTAGAACTAGCATATTCGCATACGAATTTCTTAATAGAACCCTGTGCTTCTTTAAGCGCTTCGTCAGCCTTATTCTCAACTCTCTCGAACGCCCTTATTTTCAACTCGCCCTTTTCATTGAGGTAGAAACTTGGGTCACTTATTTCACCTTCATTGTTTCTTTCACCTATCTTGATGACTCCAGTTTCTAGATTCAATTCAAACATTTCGCCACTGATGGTCCCTGTGGTAATAGCGTTTGCACTAAAATTGCCTTCTAAGTCAAATGCAATCTTCGTGAATGTCTTACCACCATCAACACTGTAGCCTAATCCTCCGCTAGTGAATTTCCACATCTTAGTGTCATCACGCAAAGTAGGAGTGTTCATGATTGACCATCCGCTCGGGAATCCATCCTCATTGACATCTACTCTATAATAGCCACCATTATGTCCTAGAATATTCTCACTCGTCTTTTTAAGAGCACTAGTGAGTGTATTGTATAATCGTTTCATTATCATTTGAGTAGGTGAGTTTGATGTGCTCATCACGATTTCACCGTTTGAGCCTTTACAAGTGATGCTATCTTTCATGCCCGTTAAGACAATTGTGTGTTCACTTAAAATGACATTATGGAACACACCACTGTTATCTTCTACTTTAATGATGTCACTTATCTGTAATGACGGATTCCCTCTCCATTCAACAGTCGATGGACTATAAGTTAATCCATTCACTTTCTTGTATATTCCATCGAGAATCTCCTGTGTCATATACGGATTCTCAAATGATATGCCATAGCCGTTACCACTAATCAATCCATTGCATGACACACTTGTGATCTTCACATCATTGTCGGATGTTAACTTGAATCCACTCTGAAACTGATTATCCCATTTGACTTTAAAGCCACTGTCTTCAAACCAGTAGCCAATCAATTTGTTGTTTTCATTCATGCGCCCATTCAATCCCATGAGTCCTAAGCAGTAGCTCATAAATGTTTTACATGTAATGTTTTCCTGGTAGCCATCCAATGTAATGCTTGGAATATTGTCAATTGCAGATGTTATATTGCACTGTCTGCATATATCTTGTATTGCTTCTTCTAATAACGCTGGATATTTAATGCCTGGCTTGTATTCTGCATTCATTCTATAGATGCTATCGTATCCGCTGACAGTAACAATCTTACTGCCCATGCTGCTTTCTATCTCATCTATATAAAAGGTTCCTTTATCTACAAACTCATATTTGCCATTCACAAGCAGTCCACTTTGAATGCTGAATATTCCGTTTTTTAAAGGGATTGTATCATTAGGCATTTCGAACTCCACGACTGCCTTCGCACTGTTGAGTTCACCAATTGTGACTTTTTCATCAGAATTTGCTATCTCATTCAGTGAAACAGAGATAACTTTATCATCATCCAATAAAGTATCTCCGTTGAATTTCACTCTTGCTTTAATGCTTCTAGAAGGACCAACTATAACATCTTGATATTGTCTGCTTGTGTTAATCATCATTTCCCCTCCTTCTGATTATTTCTCGATAAGGTTGAATGTTATACTATCCCATATCCATTCTTGACTTGCCCTATCATATTTGAACATCTGACAGTTTCTGTCACCGACATAAGCTGTCATTGTTCGTTTTCCAAGTTCCGGATCTAGGTATGTGACAGTAACGAATTCATCCTTAACGGCTTTCAACAGGCGTTCTGCCTTTGACTGTGGAATAGCAGCAAAGGTCAAGATGACTTTCTTCTTGACCCCCGCTCTATCTCGTAGCGTGTCTCCGTTTTGGTTTCTTCCGCTTCCGTCCTCCCTGTCAACATCACTTAGCTGTACTTCGTATTTGCTAGGGAAACATCCATAGCCGTTTATAACTAAAATATAATCCATGTTGTCTCCCTCCTTTTAGAATAATAAAGGACTATGTCCTGTCTGTTTGACTTTGCCATTGTGGTATTCGATGACAGACTCACCGATTGCTTTGCCGTTTAGAACGTTCTGTACTGTGATTCTCGTAGTGCCACCAGCACCAGGACTATTCACACCACTCATTGCACTTCTTACGGCACTTGCAATACCCTGTACAATCTGATCGTTATTCGCAACAGCAGTTCTGCGACCGATACGACCTACTAATTCCGGTCCGGCTTCTCGAGCAATGAACATCTGACCTGTGTCCGGAAAACCGCCTGTAGCATAAGAAAACAAACCAATGTCAAAGCCAAAATCACCGATTTTGAATCTCTTTTTATCCGTCTTAAGGTCTAATTTCATAGGTTTAGAACTAGGAATCGAGCGCATGAATGCATCGAGAATATTAGTTGCCGGCTTTGTGTTAACTTTAAATTCCGCTTGGTGAGACTCAAACTGCTTTTTACTGTTTTTACTAGTCTTATCAACTTCGTTAGTGACTTTATGACTGTCGTTGCTGATTTTCTTGGCTAGGTTGTCAATATACTTCTGACCTTGTTCAGTACCATTCTTTTGTGCATCTTTCAATTCGCTTGCATAGCGTTTTCCGTCTTTGCTCTTTTTGTCGATTCCATACTTATCAAGTAAAGACATCAAGGCATTGTACTGCTCTTTTTTAACTGCTTTGATATCGTCAGCCTGTTTTTTCAGATTATCATACTGTTTCTTTAACTCATCCTTATCGGCTTGTGTTAATTCAGCGCCTTTCGCTTTTGCAGTAGAAAGCATCTGCTCGTAAGTCTTACCTTGACTGAATGCTTTCTGAGCCAAGTCGCTAAGCAACTGAATTCTCGCCTGTTTGCTTGCTTCCTGTTCTGTCTTACTTAAGGTCTGCCATACTTTTCCGTTTTCATCGCACTTGGCGTTAAGGTCATTTAGGCCGTTTGCTAAAGAACTGTATGTATATGTGCCATCTTTTGCTAACACTCCATATTGTTCGACAATGAACGCAGTAGAACTTTCAACAGTTCCATCAGCAGACTGTATTGCAGCGTTGTATTCGTTTAAGCCATCAGTAATACTTGTGACTTTGTCTTTAGCACTGCCTACAGCTTTGCCATACTTTTCAGTTATTTCTAGCTGCTTTCGATATTCCTCAGTTAAAGAAGCACTTGGCTGTTGTCCGTTTTCCCATGCTTCTTTGAGTTTTCCGAGAAGTTCTTCTTCTCTTTCTTTTGATTTATTGTACTTACTAGTTGCTTCAGTTAACTGTTCCTGTGCTTTGATTCTTTCTTTCTCTGCTTCAATGAACTTTTCACTGTAAGCATCAATGACAGCCTTTCGCTTAAGTGCTTCAATAGTTTCATTGATTGCATCTTTTTCCTTGCCCCAATTAGAAATCACACCGTCATGAATCTCAATGTTGGTTCCTAACTGACTGTTAAGTTGGTCAACGAAGAATTGTGCCTGTTTTACACTGCCTGTGATTTTGCCGTTTGCATCGACGATTCCATATAATCTGCCAGCATAATCCTGTGCAACAAGAGCATTTTTTTGTCCTTCTTCTGCGTTCTTTCTTGCTTCTGCATTGGCTTTTTTCCATTCTTGTGCTTGTTCCTTCAAGCCGTCAGAAAGTCTCTTAGCCGATGATAACGCTCTTTCCTGTGCATCAGAATTATCCTTAACTCTGCTCGTGAATATCGCTAATGCAGCGACTGCGATAGTTATAGCACCAGCAACAGCCACTAATGGATTGGCTGCAAGGAACGCAAACGCACCACCTAACAACCCTGTTGCAGTTGTTGCTCCGCCTTCAGCCACGGTCAATACACCGAGTTTAGTACCTAACGCAGTAACAGCGGTACTTACTCCACTAAGTATACCGTTGGCATCATTTAATCCTTTGAAGCCAGTGACTAATGTATCGAGTGCCTTATGCGACTTAACAAAATCCTGTACCAAAAGTTCAAGTGCAGAAATTCCTTCTTCTTTGAAAAGTTCAAATACTACCTTCAACTTGCTTACGGTACTGTTCACATCGTTCAAGTCATTGATTACCTTACCCCACTTCATAGAAGCAATAAGTGTTGCTACAGTAGTGGTTAATGCTGCTAATAATGTTTTTGACTGACCGATAGCCTTCAATGCTTTTCCTAATGCACTAATACCGACCAAAATAGTGTTCCCTACTAATTTTCCTAGGGCAACAGTTAATTTTTCTAGGAAAGTGATAAACGGTCTTAAATTCTTAAGAGCAGCACTGACTCCCTTTAAAGCATCTGCTAAAGCACTAACTCCTGTAGGAATAACTTTTTCAATGCCCCATTTTGCTAATGGTAAAAGTACATTCTTGAAAGCATCGCTTAGATATTTCCCTACAATATTTGAAAGTTCTTTAAAGGCTTTTGATAAACTATAAACGCTCTTTAACGCTGGTTTGAAATCAAGATAGAAAGCAAAATTGCTCAACTGCTCACTAATGTCTTCAACAGAATGAAGTAAATTATTTGCAGCATCCCATAAATTCTGAATAATCTTCGTTCCTAGTCCGGCTTCATCCCATGCTTCTCTGAAACGCTTTGCTAGATATCCGACGAAGTCGCATAAGTTCTTAACGATTAGCAGAATTTCACTTACTGTCTTCTTACCTGTGCCGTTCTGCCATACCTCTCCAAATGATTTGCCAATGCTCTTTATGAGTTCAGATAATTCATTTAAAGCAAACTTAAAACTGTCCATGACTCCTTTGCCATACTTGTTCCAACTATCGGTAACGGGCTTAAATAGTTCCTTTAATCTCTTTTCTATTTCGTCCGTATCCTTCTTTAAGCCTTTCAAGAAATCATATTGTGGCAAGTCGATATCACCGATACCAGCACCACCACCGACTCCACCGGATCCTCCTCCACCACCAGAGCCTCCACTATCGGAATCGTTCTTTGGACTGTTGAGAATGTTTAATTCATCAAACCCTAATGTCTGTAGTTCTTTCTTTAAGTCTTTTACTTTCTTGGTTGCTCCACCCACTGATGAGCCTGCGTTCTTAGCACTGTCTGCCATGTCATCCATAGCACCAGAGCCTTTTTCTAAGCCGCTATAATCAATGGTTGGTAATTTAAATCCGAACAAGCCAGCCACAAAACTAGCAAACTTATTCAAAAGTTCAACTGCTACCTGTATATAAGGAATTACTGCCGTAGCAAATACACTCGCAATATTACCGACTGCACGTCTAAGTAGGTTAAACTGTTGTGCCAAGATACGTACGGCATTACTAGGCGTATTGATTGTACGTGCCATATCATTAAATACATCTACTTTGCTGGCGTTATTCATGATAGTGATGTATCTCATGATTGCCTGTGTGTTCTGATCCCAGGTACTTACGTTGCCTTGTAAGCCATATTTAAGACCTGTCTGTTTGACCATCGCAACAGACACGTTGTTACCATATTCCTTCAATCCTTTAATCTGTCCGGACATGGCACTCTGTATTTTATCGAAAGCAGTGCTTACATCTACGTTCATTAAAGAACTATAGTCATATGATAACTGTGTTAGGTTCTGCGACATTATCTGTGCTTTGTCACTTGCCACACCAAAGCCTTCAATCATCATATTAAGTGTACCCTGGTACTCCATCCATTTGCCTGGATCGATGCCCATAGCATCACTGACCTTTTGAGCAAATGCGCTGGCACTTTGTGCTGCACTGCCCATTGCAACGTTGAACAAGTTTAACTGTTCTATATATTCAGCACTTTCATTATAAAAGAAACCGAACGTCGAATTCAGTGATGAGAAAGTAGAATGTATTCCTCTTGCTCCGCTTACTAAAGAACTGATTGCCGAGAACAGTCCACCTGTATGAACCTTAGCACCTCTAGATTTAGAATTATAGGTATCTAAAGACTTGGATGCAGAGGCTACTGCACTCGGCATTTTATTAAACACATCAGACAACTGATTGCCGTTCTGTGCAAGTGGTGCCATGGCGTTTGAAATCTGATTCATCTGCCCGCTGAACTTGCCTAAGTCTGCCTGGTCTAATTTGCTGATGGTTTTAGATATATTTGATAAACTGTTCAAAGTTTTGCCAAGGCCACTATCGCCGATTTTTTCTAAAGGCTTTAATGCTTCAACGAGATTTCTTATTCCTTCAGAAAAAGCATCAACATTCTTGGTGTTTAAACCATTGACTACTTTGTCAAGTCTTGAAAGAGAGTTCAAAGTAGTTGCAATATTGCCGTCAATCTTAATACCTTGATTTAATCTTTGAAGTGCACCTGTCAACTTATCTATTGCGCTGACTGCTCCATCAACATCACTTTCGAACACTATCGATAATTTATCTATATCAGCCATATAGTCTCAAACCTCCTTCCTTAAAAAATAAGGCTCTCGGTTCGGCTCTAAACTTTATATAGATTAACGAAGTTTCGCATCCACGCTTCTGCCTGGACCTCTGCTTCTTTCTTTAGTTCTTCTTCTTGCTTTGCCCCATCAAATTCATAAGGCTTATTGGTATATTCTTTACACTGTTCCCCTTCCTTACGGCACCATGTATTGAACACAATAGCCGACACGGCATCATAGATATACATTCCATTTATCCAAGCCATCTGATTATCATAATCAAACTTCATTTTCTTGGCTTTCTGATAATAAACCGTAAGATATGGGTCACTACACCAATACTGTTCATAGGTCATCCCTAGTGCAAGATAATAGGGAAACCACTCATTCATTACTTTCCTATAATCGTTTGTGGACGCATCAGCATCACTTTCGCTTTCGCTTTCTATACTGTCCACTCGATTGCGTTTTTTTCTGGTTCTCCTAGGAATGCGATTGGTTCAGAGAACATTTCTACAAGCACTGCAAATAGATGCTCTTTATTGCCAAGATTCTTTAAAATATTTTCTCTTGTATCGATATCTGTATCTTGATGATTCATTTCAAATGAATTAATGAATAATTCATAAATCGCATCGAGTGGATTCTGAGCTGCTTTTTCAATTTCAAAGCCTTCTCCAACCATCTTACCGACAATTTCTCTTGTATAACCTAATTCATAATCCTTGCCTTCATATGAAAACTTGATTGTTGTGCTTTTTGATTTTTCCATGCTTGCTTATCTCCTCTATAAATTATTAAAAAAAAGGCGCCGATTATGAACCGCCCCTGTCAAGTAGACAGGTGAAATAATTAAAAACATGTACCCTTGCCTGCCACGTAGTGGCAGGCAATTTTTTTATGCATAATGTGTCGCC